ATCGCCTTGGTTCTTCAATTCGCCTTCGTAGTCAGTGTTAGTGACTTCAGACAACATGGTGTTCTGGTAGAACTTAGCCAAGAGTTTGCCTGACCACAGCGTGGGGATAAAGGCACCGGAATAAGAAGGGTTGGTGTCAAATGCACCAGAGCCCGTGACAGGATAAACAGCAGCCATTTTGGCCTCCTAAATAAAAAACAGGTTGGGTAAATGCTGCATGCAGGGAGTTACGCTCGAACGCGTCCTTCTCTGTAAGCCGCATCAATTTCAGCTTCAAGTTTCATTGCGTCATCGCGCTGGCCCCTCGAACTCAGTTCAACAGACTTCTGGAACATTTTCTGGATTTGTGCGTCCGTATATGTTTTAGCCTGCTGTGAAACTGGTGCGTTGGTCGCAGAACGTTTCGGCTGGATTTGTTTTTCAAGCTCAGCGGCTTTATCGCTTGGTTGCTCCACAGGGGCGACGCTCGCTTTGAACATCCCAATGTAGTGTGCAACGGCTTCGGCATCGCCAGTGTTGAACGCTTCTTGTGCAACAGATTTTCTCGGTGCTCGGAGCAGAGGGTCAACCTCGTTCAACCAGTTAATCCAACGTTCGTCGGTGTTAACTGTCTGAAAGTCTGGTACCAAACGGTACAGACGTTGCTCGAAGGATGCCTCTGATACTTGAGAGCCGGTTGTATTGAGTTGCTCGCGCAACTTTTCATTTTCGGCTTTCATAGCGTCGAGTTCACCTCGAAACTCTGCTGCCACTTCGCGGGCAACCTTGCGTTGGACTTCGATCAAGTCCTCACCAAATGCTTGAACATCAGCATCCGTAACCAATTTAGTCGGTTGAGCGGCGGGTTTCGTCTCTGGTTTTGGAGCTTCGGCGGCCTTCTGGAGTTTCTCCATCTGGGAGCGTAATTCTCTTACGTCAGAGTGCAAACGAGGCACTTCAGCGTCGTACATACCCTTGAGGGTCTTGTATTTCTGCTGCCATGTCTCTTCCGGCACTTCCGGTTCAACTGGCTTTTCTGGCTTAACTTCTGGCTGTGGAGCAACCGGCTCAACGTTCTGGGTAGGTTCTGCGGGCTCTGCGGGCTGTGGGGCAGGGTCTTCAGGGGTTGCCTGTGGATTCTGCTGTGCAGCTAGCTGCTTTTCGATCTCTTCCAGCTCTTTCAACTGGGCTTCAACTTGCCTTGGTAACGCCATCAATATCTCCTAAAAGCTCCAACTCTGCTTAGGGCTCCTACTTCGGTCTGCCTGCCACATAATGGTTTGCTAGGACTACAAAATTCGGGTCATTTGACCCGGTCGAAAATCTCGGACGATCTCTCAACCGCCTCGAGAAAATCTGTTAAAACCTCAGCCCGACCCTGCAAACGGTGCAATTTGACTAGATCGTCTGCGACGACGAGGGAGTTTTTGGTCTCCTCTAGCTTCTTGCGGAACAAGTCCAGCAAGGCTCCGTTTTCGTCCAGCTTGCAGCGCTGTAGCGCAAACATGTGCTGGCGGTCAGGCTTTTGGCCTACAAAAATTTTCATATGTCGTATTTATACCACTGACTATTTGACCAGTCAACAGTCTTTTAAACACCATTTGGTCTTGGGGACATCATATTGCCCTCGCGACCGCCTACCTGACTTCCGTCAGGCAACATATTCTTTGGTGCGGGGCCCTGAGTCATACCACCCGGTGCCATACCCGCATTCTGAATCTCACCCATGATCGCTGCCAACTGTTCTTGCAATTGAGCGATGGTCTGCTGTTGTTGCTGTACAACACTGAGTTGCTGACGATCAGGAACGATGCGATCCACATTGCCGCTCAAGTTCTTAGCTTGGTCACGGAGCAACTCTGCAGTGCCGTCCATACCGACGATCTGCTGAGCCACTGGGCTGTTGAGCACAACCTGCAGGAACTCGTTACGACGAACAGCTTCAGCTTCTTTAATCACGAGGCTAGTCGCGCCAGTAGCTACGATGTTCACATCGCCGATCAAGTCAGGGTCTTTGCTGTAACGCAAGTTGTCTTGGTACAAGCGCTCGATGGCTGGCGTGATGACGTTCTTGTCGATGTTGCTAATAACCTGCTTGATACCCTTACCGGCGTTGGAGATCAACATGGACAAACCAGACGATGTACGTCCTGCGCCCGGTGTGTTCTCACCCGTCATGTAACGAGGGATCATCGTGTCTTCGTCAGCGCGTGCAGAGAATTTCTCAAACACAGCCATCAACTCGTTGGCGTTGCTGTTAGGCTGGAAGAACGTAATAGGTGGAGAGTTGTCACCGTAGTCAGAAGACGAGAACTGCCAAATCTTCCATGGGTGCATGTCAGAGATATCTTCGCCTGCGGGTAAGCGTGAGATGTTAATTCCGACCTGTGGGCCAGAGCTAATACCCATGTTGTTTGCCAGTGCGCGGCCCGATGCGTTCACCATAGCCTGTGCATCACGGCACAAATCAGTCACGCCTTTACCGTCAACGGAACCGGGGAGGTTCTCATAGCTTGTGAGGTAGTAAGGTTTGCGACCGAGGGGGTCGTAGTTCAGAACAGCACGAATCACAACGTTGCCGATGAGCCACACTTCGCATGGATAGCTCAGAGCTGGATCAGGAATCTCTTTCTCAGTCAGGCCCCACTCGAGGAGCAAGCTACCCTTGACAGAGTCCCACAGCTGCAGTGCATCAACCAAGTCGCCAGTGATGGAACTCTCGGTGACGTCTTTACCTTCAGCTTCTGCTTTCGATGAGTCAGACCACAACCACTGCTTCATGCCCATTGTGCCGAAGTCGTTCAGGATTGTACGAATAGCGTCGTTGTTGTAACCGGGCACATCGATGAGGGCCTGCAGTGCTTCAGCTGTTAAGCGATGACGCTCGATGACGTAACCATCGCCTAAGTCCCACGACCATGGAGCCCAGTACAACATGAACGGATCAACGCGCTCCCACTCGTTGCGAATCTCTTCGACGGGAACCAGTGCGTTGTTCTGCCACTGCAGTGTTTTGCGTTTGCGCTTGATCGGGCCCTTGAGCACGGCGTATGGGAATGTAACGATGTCATCCAAGAATTCGTTGAACGCTTTATACCAACCGCCCTCGAGCAACTGGTCTTCCATCTTACGTTCCATGCGGCTAACACGATCTGCGGATTGCTCACGCATCTCACGCTCAGCTTCGTCTTTCATCTGAAGCGCCATTGTGCGCAACTCTGAGGGACTAGGCTGCATGCCGCCCTGCTGTATGTGAACCATCAACTCGTTGGCCAATCGTGCCTGCAATTCCTGCATGATCTCCGGAGGCATGTCAGGGTTCGGCGTTCCAGCAATCGCCCAAGGTTTGTCAGAGCCAGAACCTAACAACGTATCACGCAACCAGCTTGTCGCTGCGCGGCACTTGACCGAGGTCAGGTTGATATAAATATCGGAGCCGCCCTGCTCTCTGATTTCCTGCAATTTCTCAGGGTCATACTCGCCGTTACGCTGGCGCAGGCACTGCAGCATGCGGTCTTCCAACGTTCGTTTCGCGGTGCGAGCACTGTCCCATCGAGTGCGGACGTGCGCAGCCAAGCCCTGAATCACGGGCTGGTTCTGCATAGAATCACTACGCTTTTTAGATTCCGCCTCAAGGTCACTTGCGCGGGCAACTGGAATGAGAGCAATACCTGTAGCCATCAGTCGTCCTTAAATAGTTACCGCATTGTACGCTGCCGTGTCAAGCGGTCAAGTGTATGCATACTTTACTCGCTTAACTTCTTTGCGTCCGGACGCCATCGCAGACCCCCTCAAATTCATGTCCATCACGGAGTCGGCGTACTGGTTCGCATCGTGGACGTGCGAGAACTCGTTCTTGTCCGGTTTATCTTCCATCTCGCCGTTCTTCTTGATCTTGTACCGATACCCGTACCGGAACCCCTTGATGAGCGACGTGCACGCCGGGTCGATCAAGTACAGCGCCTTACCTTCTAGCTGCTGCATGAGTAAGCGCTCCACGGCCTGAATCCTAAGCTCCGGCTTATTCGTCGGGGGCCTGACACATTTGAACCCCGCATCCTTCAAGACATCTACCAGCGACATCTCGTTTTGCTGTTGCTTGGCATAACCAGCCGGGTCAGGCGCAACTAAAAAAGTACACCCCTGCATGTGGTTGGCGATGTGCGGATTCAGTTTAGTGCGGATAAAGGTCTCGATACCCATGTTCTCGGAGACCAGCTCTCCCAGCGTCACGACACGCCCGCGAGGATCACGCTGCTTAAACACAGCTGCCGGTGTACGCCCAAAGTCCAGCCCGATGATGACCGGATAGTCCGCACTCTTAATCGGCTTGATGGTATCTTTGGCCACATGGAAATCAGCAGTGAACGTCTTCTCGTACACCGGGGTTCCCGAAAGCGACCTACCGTACTCTGATCTCAGATACACACGCAACCAATCCTCAGTCTTGCCGGGGATCAAGTTGGGATAGTACTGTTTGGGCAGGTGGTTGTAATTGTCAGCTTCTGGGTTGACACACCATTCTTGAGCGTCTTTGTCTAGCAGGATTTCTTCAGGCTCTTCGCCGAACCGCTCTGTGTAGACATCAGGTTTCAGGATCGCCGCCGGCTGTTTGTAGATCGACCAGTTGCTTGGCGGCTCTTCCATTTTGTTATGCCACCACGTATCTTCGTCCGGC